GCATTTACTGCCAATATCGCCACTCAGACTGTGCAGCGTATTCGTGCCGGGGGTAGAGAAACCCCTCACGTTGAGAAGCCTTACCTCCGCCTTGATCTTCGCGTTTCCGGCATTGCCGGAAAGATCATAGTGGGGGATGGCGGCCGTGGCCGCGACCATCGTTATACGATGTTCGTCGGTTCCCACCCTTGGGATGGCACTTCCTTCGCTACTGACTCGGACAATGTCTCGACCCGGATTCAATATCCGTTTGGCCGGAACGTTATCGAACAGCACCGCGGGGGCTCCATTCCAGGAGTGAATCCTGATCTCCTTTCTCAGGCTGAAGTGAAGTGTTATAACAAGCTTCGCAACACTCGGGAACCAGACGCAGTCCAATTGGACATCTGGTATGGAGAGCGGCGGGAAACTGCCCGTCTATTTCAGGAGGTGGCTGAGTCCGTCTGGAACGTTGCTAAAGCAATCGCCCGGAAGGATTATCGTGCGTCAGCCCGCGCTTTATCCGCCTTTGGCATCTCCGCTACTGCTCATGGAGAGGCCCGGCGACTAAGGCGTGCTGAACGGTTACTCAGGAACGAACTCAAGCGTGCGCCTTCCGCTGCTCGTCGTACCCTTCGCGGGGTCGAAGATGCAGCGTTGACGTATAACTTGGGTCTGAGCCCGTTAATGCAGGATCTCGTGTCAGCCCATCAAAGGCTGTTGCGAGGGGATCTGGATTTCGGCACCCGTATCAAAGCGGTTGCTCGACATTCAATCCTACAAGACGGCACGAGTTTGTGGAAATCGGATAACGGATCTGTCTCATGTACGTCGACTTTGTCGTACGTCCATGGGTACACCGTGACCCTGGTGGCTCGCCCGGTCAAAAGTGACCTAGCTCGACTTGCGTCGTTGGGACTTACTAACCCAGCGGCAACAGTTTGGCAATTGGCGAGATTTACCTTTCTGATTGACTACATCGTGTCTATAGGCCCCTTTCTCGACGCCCTACATACACCTATGGCGTTCGAGTTCGTTGAAGGATCCTATACTCGGCGGATACGGCGCATTATTACGTGCCGCATCGACTCTCGCGGAGGATCAGTGGCAGAGGGTGGTCGTGAGAATCTCGACTTTACCCAGCGGTCTTTGTACGGTAGTTTTCCCGTGCCAATCCCGCCTCTGTCCCTTAACGGAAAAGATCAGTCCGTTACGCATGCAGTAAACGCAGGCCTCATTGCCCTGAAGGAGTTCAGGAAACTTTGTGGCTTAAAGGGTTGATTCCCCTAAACCATCGTTCCATAATCCCGCCCAAAGGAGGGCATTTGTCATGACCATTTCGATCAATGACGGCAAGGCAACTCCGGTTGCACACGTATTTTCGCAGGACGCCCAGCAAAACGGGCCGGACCCTTCGGAATTCGTCAACCGCTCCAACGCAAACGGCCCCAGTTTCTGGGAGCGACTTCGTGGATGGGTTACCCTCGCGACTAAGGCTTCTCAGCCCCATGTCGTTAAGGTGAAAATGACTCGTCCGATTCCCGGGATGATCAGCGGCATTCCTGCCGTTCTCGGGAAGCACGAAGCAATCCTGACGCTGCTCATCGACCAATCGGTCGCCGTGGACGCTGATGTCAAAGACACAGTGGCCATGATGTCCAACCTGCTCGCCGATACGACGATCAGGGGTCAGATGGGTACGTTCGCGCCCCTGCTGAAGTAACTCTCAGTTGGTGCGCTTGTCAGGGACGGCCCGGGTTGATACCCGCGTCGCCGTGATCGACCCGCTTAGGTGGGCCGGTCTTCTACTTATAGGAGTAATCTCTTGGACGGTAGTTTCGCTCCTCGTAATCGGGGTTGTAACGTTGGTGTCAGGCTCGATCTCTCTGAGCTTACGGAGAGACTCTTCACAGCACTCGGAGCTAAGGGTCGATTCGTCGGCCCTGGCCCCTGTGAACTCGGGTGGCTTAGTTCTACTACCACTCGAGAAAACAGGTTCGCGATAGACTATCTCGCGACCGAGCTCTTTAGCAAATTTGACGATGGTTCTCCATCAACTGCTAAAAGAGAGCGTGCTGTGCTGCGTTTTATGGAAGGCGAGCGTTTATGCTCCCTTACCAACTGCTGCTTTGGTCCCAACTCTGCCGGGCAACCGCCCGAATGGTTGGACCCCTTATCTGACAAGGATGAGGCCGGCGAGTTTTATTTCGCCGTCTTTAGCCGGGCTCGTAGTGTTATATCACGAATCCTCGGTGCTTGGCCAGGTTATGAAGGGGTGCTGCAGTACGCTGACTATGGCCCGGGTGCAACCACTAGGTTGTCGCGCCGTCATAGCGATCGAGCTAACAAGTGGGCAGGTCGCCCACATGTTTCACCATTTTCCACGAGTCCTCTTGAGGTGGTCTTTTCCACCTACCCGCTCTTAAAACAGCGGTTGCAAGAGCCGGGCTACGAAATCGTGGCCGGGAATAAACTCGATTGGGTTCCGAAGAACTATAAGGTGGACCGTACGATCGCCATTGAACCTGACTGGCAGATGTTCTTGCAGAAAGGTATCGGTGGTCTGATTCGGCGTAAGCTGAAAAGAGTGAAGATTGACCTTGACAACCAAGGAACAAATCGTTTCCTGGCGGCCATTGGCTCGATAGACGGATCGCTCGCCACGCTAGATCTTAGTATGGCTAGTGATACCGTGAGCTACCGGCTAGTTGAGTTCCTCCTTCGCCCCGATTGGTTTGAGGCACTAGAGCAGTGTCGATCCCATATCGGATTCTACCACTCGCATGATGGCGTTGAGAATGCCGTCCTCTACGAGAAATTCTCGTCAATGGGCAATGGTTACACGTTCGAACTCGAGTCGTTGATTTTCTACGCCTTGGGCCGAGCGGTTTCTGAGCTCACTGGTGAGACGGATCATCGCCTGTATGTGTACGGTGACGACATCATTTGCCCTTCGGGCATGGTGCCGTACCTTACTCCCGTTTTACAGCGGGCCGGCTTCGTAGTCAATGAGGAGAAAAGCTTTTCCTCAGGTCCCTTCCGCGAAAGTTGCGGAGGTCACTACTTTGACGGGTGCGATGTTACACCGTTCTACATCCGGGAACCGGTCGATTCACTTGACCGACTTTTCCTTCTTCACAACAACCTATATCGCTGGTTTAACCGTCACGAATATGTTTGTGACGGCGACAGCGTGAGGCAGCTCCTTAATTGGGTCCGCTCTCATGCTCCGCCGAAATGGCGGCGCCCTCGCCTTCTCAGCGAGGATGTAGGTGACGGCGCCTTCATCGGTTCTTTTGATGAAGTTCTTCCGC